GCGCTCGCCTAGCATAGCGAGCATCGAGCGTCTGACAACGCCGCCGAACTGCATCTTCGGCGCGCCGCCTGCCGCTAACGCCGCCGCCTTCTGCGATTCGAGATACGCCGCCGTTTTATATTGCGACGATAGTCCCTCCATCTGCCCGTAGTGCTCTCCGCGAATGATCTCGTCGATCGAGCCCTTGATCTCACCTGCGCTGCCTTGATCGGTCATGCCGCGCAGAACATTTCTGCCGCCGCCGACTTCAGTAACGAGACCGGCAACCTGTTGTGCGCGAGCGGTTGATAGTCCTTTCGCCATGATCGCGGCTGTCTCGCCTCGGTTGTAAGGCCCATAAAAACCGCCTTTGATCATGGATTCCGCGCCCTTATAGATGCCCGCCGTCTTGTAGGAGACGGCGCGGTTGACTAATGCTTCGAGCACATCGGCCTGACCTGCGGCGGTGCCATGCTCTGCCGCCAGCGTCGCCGATAGTAGGTTCTGCATCGCGGGTGCTTGCAGCTCTTTGATAACGTCAGCGCGCTCGGCGACTATTTTTGCGGTGGCTTCTGGCGTCAACGGAACAGAAGCAACGGCAGGCCCGCCCGTCGCGACACCGGCGGCTCCTCTAGCCGCTTGAGCTGCCGCTACCGCTCCGGGCGGCGGCTGCACCATTAGATCCTTGGCAGCGGTGCCCATTCCGGTGCTGACTAAGCTCTTGAACTCTTTCCATCTGAGAATGATCGCTTGCAGAGGATTCTCGATGAACTCTTTGATGTCCTCTTTGATCTTAGACCAATAGCTGGCTAGAGCCGCATTGCTGACGAGATTGATCCAGTCAGCCATCTTATTGTAGACAGCGGTCAGCGCGGGCATGACGTAAACTTTCAAGCCCGCAAAGAAATCAGCCCACACGCCGCTCGCTTCGCGCTTAAGCTCGACGAGATTTTTTTGCACGTTTCTGAAGTCATTCACCGTGCGCTCTAAATCACGCTGCAGAAATGCGCCGAACATCGTGCCAAGCGTCTCGCCCTCTTTCGGTTTCGTTTGAACGCCGGTCACGGCGGTGCCAACTGCCTTAATCGCGTCAGCTAACTCCACCCATGACTTCATCGCCTTGGGCGAGGTTAACTGCTTCGTCATATCGCCAAGCTCGCGTCCTGCCCACGCTGCAGCATGAGCAGCAGCCTTACCGATCTCAGTGAAGACCGGCTCCAGCTCCACTAGCGCGCCGCGCCACGCGTCGGCCATTTCGCCACGAGCCACGAGGGTCTCCTGCCCGATATGACGCTGCAGCTCGGCGATTGTATTATCGAGCTGACGAATCTTGCCCAGTGGAGTGTTCATCGCGCGTGCGCTTTCGCCTGCCAGCTTTTGAATGCGCCGCGTCAGCTCGTCGTAGCGTTCTTTGCGACTCATCGCCTTGAATAGCTTCTGCTCTTGATCAGTGAAGATGATACCGAACGCCGTCAGGGGCTTCGTCATTCCTTTCTGAACAGCGACGCCGAACCCTTTTGAAAGCGTCTGCATCTCTTCCGCCGTAGCGTTTACGCCTTTGAACGCAATGAGGGCGTCCGACAGAGGCCCAATCGTCGCGGCGATCTCTCTAGGCCCTAGCCGCGTAATCGCCAGTTGCGACTCGCCAAGTTCGAGCAGCTCGCGCGATACGACACCCTGTTTGGTCAGCGCGTCGTTGTATTTTGATAACTCTGCGACCTGCCCCTGCGCATAGTCTCGCCCTCTGGCGCGAATGTTGTTCTGCTCAAGCAGCGCGGCTGTCAATGAGCGAGTGCGCGTATCAGCGTCTTCGGCTGCTTTGTTTGCGCCTTCGAATACTTTTTGAAGATCGCGCCGACGCCGAATGCCGCGAGACCTGCGAACACCGTCGAGAACATCGCGCCGAACTTGAGAATGCTCTTGCCAGCGGCGGCGGCATTTTTCTCAACCGTTTTGAGACGCGCCTGCGCCTGCGCCATTGCTCCCTTAAAGGAGCTGAGCAGCTTCGCGCCGATCAGAAATTCCGCAATATAGCTGCGCTTGGCCCCCACTTGTTACTATCACCTCCTTGCTTGTTCAGCCTCCTCGTTTTCTTGTCTGATCTGCTCAGCGACTTCGAACATATATTGCAACATCTCAAAGATCGGCAGCTCTAACCAATACTCGACGCCACCACCTATGGCGCGCGCCAGACGCACCGTAACGGTGCGCAGGAGTGCCGTTAGGCTTTGTTCTCCTCCTCCGGTGAGCTGCCACACGCTTTTAGGGCTTCTTGCCGGAGCGCAACATAGTAGCGACGCTCAAGATTTTGGATCGCGAAGTGAGACACGCCCGCAAGATTCGCGCAGATGATATTGTGATAAAGATGCTTCAACTCAGGCATCGCGATCTCGTTCTTCCCGGGCTTATAGAGGGCTTGGAACGTGCGCTCGGCGCGAATGAAGTCTTTGCCTGTCATCGAGTCGAAGTCAAAGATCAGCTCGTGATATTCTTGTCCGTCGAACTTAAACGGCGGCTTAAACGTCATTCGGAACGGCGGCTTGCGCTGCTCGATATCGAACTCGCGATATTGCGGGTCTGCATCAGGATCGAAACGCTCAGCTTCTCCGGCTTCGACTGTCTCATCGTTATTGGTTAATGTGCGCTCGCTCAGCGGCGGCGCGCTCGGCGGTTGATGTAGTGATCTATCCATGACGAAGATGCTATCACAAGCCGATCTGCTGGCGAATCGGCTGCGCCGTATCGATCAGCGTAATACCGTTAAACCAGCGGCAGATGGCATTTTCTTTATCGATCTCGAACATGATGCGGTCATTGTGGATCCCGCGCAGGCTGATCAGCTCGTATTCGCTCTCGCCTTCGCCTTTTGTGCCTACTTCGAGCTTGCCTAGATTGAAGCCTTTAGGCAGCGTGCCCATAATAAATCGCCAGCCTGCGTGCACGATCTTGTTCGTGCCGCTGTCGTGCATCTGCACAGATGCCCATGCGTCCAGCTGCGCACCGTCTTGAATCGTGGCAAAGATGGCGTCATCGACAATCGTTAGCCATTTCAGGGTGACGCTATAGGGCTTGAAGTGGGCTTGAATCGGAACGTCGATCTCACCGAAGATGCCGCTGCCTTTTAGCGCATCAGTCAGATTCTCAAGATGCGGCAGCGTAACATCTGCCAGCCCGATCAGGCGCTTGCCCGCCAGAAAAATTGAGTAGTTCGCGACGTGATTTGGAATTAACATTTTTGGATCCTCTCTTTATGGGTTTTTAAGCTGCAGCAGTTTCAGGGAAAAGATTCGCTTGAATATAGGGCAACCAATATTCGATGCGAAAGTCGAGCCATTCGGCAGGCGTCGGCACCGCGACATAGACGTGAAACACGTAGTGCCCATTGAGCAGCTCGGTCGTCGGATTCTCGTCTTGTCGGAACTCAATGCGAGCGCCGAGTAGCGCCTCTGTATTGCTCAAGCCATCGAGCCATAGCTGCAGCGAATTGACGACAGCGTCAATGAGACGGCGATTCCCCGGCTCATCGACCTTTTGCCAGATCGTTAAAACGATCGTGTTCCCGATGTAGTCGAACATGCGCCTTACCGGAATGAACATGTCTTTGACGTCCGTGTTCGACGGATAGCACGCCGTGCGGTTGCCCCACGAACGCCAGCCGCCGATCCAGTTGAGCGCCGTAATTACGCCTTGACCGTTGAGCATATTGGCGTCGAGCAAGTGCATCGGCAGTTCGCTGCCGTCATCGAGCTGTAGCGCGTTCATCCGAAGATTCTTATTCGACGGCGAATGATACGGCAGGCCGTCCCCGCGATAGGCGTCAGTCCACTGCATCAGTGGCCCTTGCTGGCTTGCGAAGTTGAAGACTTTACTCTGCGTCACGCCGACTAACGCAGGCTTGCCGAACAAGCATTGCTGCCGTGGAAAGACGATGTTGTTCGTGTTCTTCCACGCATTCACGTCTTGCGGCTTCGTGATTGTTGACGTATCGACGTCGATCAGGCAAGTAGCAGCGAAGCAGCCGTTGATATTTTCACACTTGGCTTCCATGGCGGATGCGACGAGAGGGTCTTTCGAGAATTTCGGGCAGATGATGACTCCGGGCACCATGCCGGTCGTTTGAAACACGTCCTCGATCACTTCAAGACCGCTGCGCGCGCCCGTGGCCACGTCGATGCCACCGACGATGTCCGCCGATGTGAGCGCGGTTGAACTCGGCGATTTGCCGCCAACTTCGATGACCGAGGTATCGGTCGCGATTGCGCCGGTCGCCACGCGCGTGACGATTGTCGTGTTAGTCTTGGAAAGGCTCAGAATGTAGTCATCGCCCTCGACATAAACTGGCGTGCCGCTTGCGCCGCTGACGGAGATGTCCCACGCGATGAACTCCACGCCCGTATCGACCTGACCGGCGACGAGCGTGTGCGGTGCGGGTGCGACAACCGTCGCGCCTGCCTCGGGATCATTCACCGCCACGTAAACGACCGGAAAGACGCCGAACTCGACAAAGCAGGCATCCATGTGCTCGCAGATGTCGTATGTGTCCCAGTCAGTCGAATAGCCGAGTTCGGTGACTGCGTCCTCGTAGCGATTGTAGATGCGCGGCTTGTTGATGTAGTCTTTGCCGTTTTTTGTTAGATGTAACGGGGCAGAGCCGAACACCACATTCAGCCCTACGTCGGCTTGAACGGGTGCGATAACACTGGTTGGAACGTCAGACCAGCTGACGCCGTGTGGAAATGGGCCGAGATTAGGCATGATGTGTTTCTAAGGTTATGCCCGAAGGCTGTGGTTTCTGTTGTGTGACTTGCGCGATCCATTTCTGAATCTCGCGATAGAAAGTAACGTGGCGACCTGTCGTGCCCTTCATATTGTGAGCGTAGTCAAAGTTCAGTTCCCGCCGGACTTTTCCTATGTCGGCGACGGGAATGAATAGTTCGCCGATGGCGGGGCATTGCTCGATTGCGGGATAGAACGTCGGGTGGATCCCGTTGCGAAACAACGCGCTGTAGCCGAGACCGAGATGCTGGATACGAGGCCCCATATACATCACGTGTCCGCTGATTATGCGTATTTGATTCATGGTTCCTCTCCGATTGCCTCCGCTCTGAATTCCAGATGTTCGCCCGGAACGATGCCGAAAGTCTCCGAATCGGGCAGCGGTCGCCCGCTCGGTAGCTCCCACTCGGTCGTGATCTCGGCGATGTAGTGCGGAAACGTATCAGCCTCGATCAGCTTCCAGTCGAACGGCATCACGATCGGGTATGCTTGGTCGATGGCTTGCTGTCCGTAGCTGGTCAGCGCGATGGAAATGGCTTCGACCATGTTCTGCACATCTTGATAGCCGCCGCTGTCGGGGTCTTCATCGTAGGCGTTCACCAAGATCCGCACGGTGGCGATGGTCTCCATCGATTGGACTTTGGCGCTGACGACCTGAATGATGATCGCCGGACAATCCGGCAGCTTATCCACGGCGATCTCGCCGGTTACGGTTCTAGGCACCCGACCACGCACAACACGCGGCGGCACCTTAAGGTAAAGCGTTTGTGCGCGGCCAATAGGATCATAAGGCACGACCTCATCGGGATCCATGACGATAGGGTGCGACGGTGCCGTGGCCTGCGCCAAGTTCAGCGTCGGATTGTCCAGCCGGTAAGTGTCCACGAACAGGCGGTTGATGAACTTCTGCAACGTCAGTTCCAAGTCATAGACAGACTGTGCACGACGGCCGAGGTCGCGTTCAGGTGGTGTGACGGGTTCGGGTGTCATATCTCTGTGATGCTTGGCACTGGTGCGGCACCGCCCGCGCCGACTGCCCATGCCGTTTCCCACGGCAAATCACTCGCGGGAGCTGTGTAATAAGTAACGGTGGCGTCATGCAATGACCAATTTGGTGCCTTCTCGATGATGTAGGCACCTTTGACCCACTTCGACGAGCCATCGTAAATATACGTGCCATTGACCGCAGCAGTGCCAGCAATGAGCACGCTGGCATCTCCCACTCGAACGCTAGGCGGCCACAGCCAATCACGATTCAGCTTGGCGAGATAGCTTCCTCTCGGTGACGAAATTGTTCCCATGGTTACCAAGTCGGCTTCAAAATCTTTAGTCCGATGATGACAAACAACGCCAAAATCACAGCCGAATGCGCCCGTGGATACCATGTCCAGTCTGGCGATGCAAAAACGCCAAGCAAAATCAGCACCAGCAAAACCCAGTAGATGATTGTAAGTAAGCCCATATTTTTATCCTCCTGCTCGCGCTAACACTCGTTCGATCTCGTGATCTATTCGCTTTGCTAAAGTATCGCCCATCTTTTTGTTTACTTCCGGCCCGACAGTCGGCTGGGTAGCCATGATCGCGGCGCTGATCGTCGCCAGCTTGAAAATCGGGTGGCGCGACGGCCCGATCCGGGCATACGGCCCACCGCTCGGGATATTGAACGCATGCTGAATCCATCCACCGCCGCCGCTCCGTTTAACCTGCGCGTGGACGCCCCGCTTGTTCTTTCGTGAGATTCCGCGCGGGTGAACCTTGAACCTGTCGAGGTGTAGCATCCCTTGATCAATCCGTATCTGGCCGGATAACCTGCCGTAGCTCGCCCGCGTCACGACAGCCGGAATATCTTTCGCTTTGATCAGATACTCCTTCCGGATCTCGCGGCTGACTACCGTCTTACCGCTGGCGAGAGCCCGGTTGATGGCCGGAGCAAGCACCTTCGGGACACCGAGCTTGATATCGCCGACCACCCGCTGGAGCTTCGCCATCTGCTTAGCATCAATCTGGATTGCGACGGGCATACTCAGTTCTTTCCATACGCTCCCGGCTGCGACCGCGTCATCGAGAGCGCCAGTTTGTAGCAGCTTTCTTCATCGGTGCAGTCCATGACTTCCCACGGCTGATTCGCGGGCGAGTAGATCAGTTCGCCCGCAACCGGTCGTCGCGGCAGGTATTGGTGCTCGATATAGCAGATGACGTCACCTAGATAGATCCCGTGGATCGCGACCAGCGGATGGATCTTAGCGGCCTCCGTGTCCCAGACCACCGGAGCGGTAAACAGCTTGAAGCCGCCATGACCATCATTGATCCGAAACTCCCTTACCGTGGCGAACTCATCGGGCTCGATGAAGACCGCCGTCAGGTCGGGAGCAAACTGTTCGCGAAGGCTCACCTAGTCTCAGTCCTCTTTCTCGTCTTTTTTCTTGAGGGTGCGTTTGTTGCTTTTGCCGGTCTCGGTTCCTTCGGCTTCTGGCACGCCCTGATCTGCCTCGAAGTAAGGCTCTCCTTCCGGCCCCGTGTCACGAGCAAACGGCCCTGCGCCGCCTGTCATTGCCTCGATGATGCGGAAGCCGAGAATATCGGCTGGCATCGGCAGCGGGCAGGACGTAAGCCGATAGAACAACACGCCATCTTCCTCTTCACCGTAAACGAACGGGATCCGAGAATTTTGATACGTCACCCATCGTTTCGCTCTGGCATCCTCCAACTGCGTGAACGCGCCGTAAACGATCTTGTTCTGCACGTTGGTTGAGAGCAGGATCACCAGAGGATCCGGCAACATCGGGAACAAAGTCCCGGCATCATCCTCGAAATATTCCGAATACGAATAAAGTTCCATGCCCGGAACGAGCCCGAATCGCACGACCACATCGCTCTGAATCGTCGGCGCAATCGAGCCAAGCTCATAGCGGCGGTTGTCCAGATACGCCTTCACGTTCGGATTGCTGATAAACGCATTCTTGGCGGCGTTACCGAAGAGCGCAACGTTTGGCCCGATACCGCTATCCTTGATGGTGGCGAGTCGCGCTGCCTCAAGATCGGCCAGTGGATCGGCACTTGCCGGTGTTCCGTCCCACTTGTTGGTGACAACGTAGTGGTTGCTGGTATTGGCTGGCGGCAGTCCGTATTCCAGAAAGTTGATCAACATCTGGTAACCATTCTCGGCGGTCACGGTAATGCTGCCGTTCAGCAGCACTTGGCGACACATCCATTCCTCGCGACGGCTAATGGCTTCATCGCAAAAGATTGCGTCCTCTGCGATTAGCTCGGCGGCGCGATCTGCGGCAGTTCGCCGCTGTAGATGGTCTCCCCCGGCAGGCGCGGCTCAAGATCCGGCGTGCGCAAGGCTCTCACCGGAGCGATGCGCGGGGCTCGAAAGAATCGAGTCTCATAGCCCTGCCGCTCCATAACCTTACCACCAATCAGCGGAGCGACGAAGGGTGCCATCTTTCTCCTCCCGCGTCGGAAGTCGAATTCGACCATGTTGGTCGGCGGATACTCCCGCGCACCGAAGAAAGTGTCGCGGAGAAACGTGTGAACCAACGGGCCTTCCAGAAATGGCTCCAGAAGCGTCCTCGGTTCGTAGTTGGGATCGTAGTTCATAGGATTTTGTTCCTGTCTGTTGGTTTGGTTGCGGGTTATGGACTGAAAGCGCCGGTTGGCACCGACGGATCGAGAAAGATGTCCAACGAGCGCAGTCGCGTGATTGCCGCCGCGCTCAACGGCGTCGGACTAGCACCCTGTGACCACGCGTTGGCGTAGTGAACTTGGCGCTGATTGAACGAGCCGTTTAGAGCGACCGCCACCGTGCGGTCGGTCGGGTTGGCGGGATCCGTTGCCAGATCGACGATAATGCCACCGAGAGCAGCGTCGTCAGCCGCAAGCGCGGGTAGGACGCCGTCTGCGGTGGCGTTGAATTTCACCAGATACCCCGGCAGCATCTTCGCCAAGACTTCGGGTGCCGCGTCGGTGAACGCGAATCTCACGACCTTCCAGTCGGGATCGTCATCGGCTGACAGCAAGTTGATTGGATATAGAGCACTTTTGATTGCCATAGTTTTGTTCCTCTTTTGGGTTGATTTGCTTAATTGCGACTGACTTTGACCTTTCGGCCCTTCATGCGGGCTGCTACCTTCTGCTTGATGAGGCTGCCGAAACCGTTTTCGCCGTCCGCGCCATCGCTGGCCGGGATGCCGTCGAGACTGGAGGCGTCGACGCGCCGATTGGTCTGAGTCGCAGCTTTTTCAAGCGCGGCGGTGAGATCATCGACGATATCGGTGACTTGCTTCCCTTCGGCGATAGCTTTGACGATCACGTCGTGCGTGGCCGGTTTGTCCAACTTTTGCAGCGCGGTCACGCGCTTGCGCTCGGCGGCGATCCCTTTATCGAAATCGGTAGCCGCCGTCGCCGGTGTAGCTGGCGCGGCTGGCGGCGGGGTTGGTGTTTCGGGTGGTGTAGGCGATTCGGGAGGAGTCGGCGTCGCGGGTGGCGTCGGCGTCTCCGTTCGTCTGTTCCTCTGCGGTGGCTTTTGGTTTGACTTGTAGTTTTGGCATAGGGTTTTTTGGAGTTGTGGCGCTGAACGCCGGGACATTGCGAAATCTGGATAGGTCGTGTTCTACGCCGTTAATGACGACTCGGTTCTCGGCTACCACGGCAGCGGCTTTGACCACCCCGCGCACTTCGTCGGCAAAGCCCTTGTCCACGGCGTCATCGGGGCTCATCCAAGTCTCCGCCGCAAGCAGCGAGCGGATCTCATCGCGCTCAAGGTTAGTCCGCTTGGCATAGACGTTGATCATCGACTCGGTGATCGAGTCCAGCGCGGTCGCCATGTGGCGCATATCGTCGGCGTTGCCCATAGCTAACCCGGACGGCAGATGGATCATCATGTTGGCATTCGCACGAATGTAGATTTTGTGGCCTACCATGGCGATGATCGACGCGGCGCTGGCAGCCAAGCCGTCAACATAAACGTGCTTGGTGCTCCGATGATCCGCCAGCCGCGAGTAAATGCCTTGTGCTTCAAACACGCTGCCGCCCGGGCTGTTTATGTGTATGTCGAGACGCTTAACGCTAGTCGGCAATTTTGAGAGGTCTTTGGCAAACGCCTTGGCACTTACGTCGCCCATGTCGTCCCATTCTCCGATCTGCGAGAAAATCATCAGTTCGGCGCTGCTCGGTTCGTCGCCTTCGGCTCGGAAGCTGTAGAATTCGTCTGTTGTCATCGTGTGAATCTCCCGCTAAGGCCACCGGCAAGCTCGGCAGACCGACTATGGCGACGGCTGGCCTTCATTTTTGGCGGCTTGGGCGGTGCTGCCGGTGCTGGTTGTGGTGCTCCCGGCGTCGGCGGTTTGGGTGTTCCCGGTGGTGGTTTCGGCTCGGCTGGCGCAGGCGCTTGGAACCCGCCCCTTTCCGGGCGATACGGCGGATAAATCAGACCGGCTTCATCGAATTCGTCCTGTTCAGTCGATTGCTGCCGGACATTGTCGCGATAATTGCTACCGTTTAGCTCGGCAGACTCCCGTTCGATAGTCGAGAACCCACATTTGACTTTCAGATCGGCGGCGTTGACTTCCTTCACCGGATCAATCGAGCCCGCGCTGCTGCCAGTCCAAAGACACCGCAGCATCGCTTTCCGGATGTAGGGATCGTCCCAGCCACCCTTAAAATTCTCGATGCGCCCGAGCGATATGGCATCAGTCAACCACTCTTCGTAGATCGGTTGGCACAACTGGTCGATCACCAGCGCACGGTATTTTCTCACGCGCCGCCAGAAGTCCAGAAGGGCAGCGCGTGAGGCCGAATAGCTGGCGTTGTATTGCTTAAGCAAGACTTCGTAGGGGATCCCCAACGCTGCGCCGATGAATTTGGCGACCGAGATCGAGAATTCACCGAACGTCGAGTGCGGCTGCGTCGGCGTGGAGAAATTAACGGCGTGTCCCGGTCGCATGAAGTTAACGATGCCCGGGCCGAGTTGGACGTTGTAAGGATTCAGGTTGGTGATCTCTTTCTTCTGCTCGTCGGTTAACAACGACTCGAAAATATTCGGATCAGGGAACTCGGACGTGATGAACGCCGTGAAATATGACTGAATAACTGCCGCGACCACCGTGGCATCGGTGTAGCGTCCCATCTGTTTAAGCAGCTCCAAGCACACCGCCAGAATTGGAACGCCACGCCGTTGCTCCGGTCGCTCAGGACGGATCATGAGGATCATATTGCGCCTGCCGGTCAATGCTCCGAACGGTTCCACGCGGAAAGTCTTTCCCATGTTCGCTAGACTAACGCCGCTACCGTATGTGCCGACGCCGGTTGACAACGGGTGCCGCTCCGAAATGTGGTAGGCGATCAATTCGCCTTCCAAGTCCAGTTCGACACCGCTGAAAATGTTCTTCGTCGGATCGAAAATCCTCGGATTCAAGATTCGATCTGCTTCCAAGACGCGCAGCCGTAGCTCGAATAGCGTTTGCTTGCGCGGTTTCAGCGGGAACAGAACAGGGCAATCGCCCGAGAGCAGCATCGACTGAAACGCCACCGATTGGAGCGTGTAGAATGAGTGCTTCGACTCGAAATCGCACTCGCGCGGATCCGACGCCCACCACTCGAACTTATCGGCGATCTCCTTGTTAAGATCCGCCGTCTGCTTCTCGTCCAAGCCGAGCGAGTCACCGTCAACATTTGGCGCGGGATACAATCCCTCGCCGATAACATTCGTATCGAGCGTTTCGATTGCACCCGTTGCCAAAGGGATTCCCATGAACGCGTCGCGCGAGCGTTCCCGTAAAATCTGGACATTGAACCCGATGTCGCGATCTGCGTCACCGCCGCGCCAGAGCCAGCCAGCTAACGAATTCTTGTGCAGATTCGCGCCGTAATTGCCGTAGCCGGTGCCGCCACCGCCCCAAGCTGGCCCCATATAGTTCGCCAAGAATTCACCGGCGGACGAACGGAGCAACCGACCGCTGCTATCGAGCAATGTTCCACGTGGAAACGTGCGTTGGCCGTTGCCGTTGAAAGTCCCGGTCATACGTCCCTCGGTATGATCCGACACGCCGTATCGCGTCCGGTTAACGACGACGGCAAGACCGTAACGCCGCAGTAGAGCGCGACCATTTCGTTCCAGTAATCGACATTCTTGATCTGGTCGGCGGGGCCGCTCCGGTGTAGTCCGCGAGTGCCGATGTGGTATTCAGTAACGCCGCCGCCCGCCTTGCGCATTCCTTCGAGCGCATCTCTTAGACCGGCCTGCGCCCAATCGCACCAACTAACGAACCCTTCGGGCGGCGCGGCTGAGTCGGGTGGCGGTGTGTCAAGTATAACAACGGCTTCGGCACCCATTAGATGGGCACACTGCGGTGTCGGAGTATAAAAAGTCAACGGCTGGCGATTTTTTACTCATTAGATACTCGTTTATTGTCGGAGAATTTTACTTGCCAAACCGAGTGAATCTCGGCATAAGAACGACAAATGGGCACGCTGCAAAGACGACCACAACCTGTTGTGCGCGGACGCGGCAGACCGCGATTAGGAGACTTCCGGCTCGAAACCATGCTTCCGCATACGGTGTTCAAAAAGCTGCTTCGAGTGGAGAATGAGACCGGGGTCTATCGGACTCGCATCGCCGCCAACGTCCTGTGCAACTGGGCGTCTATGAAATAGGCCGGTTGGTAGCTCCGAACTTGGTTCTACCTTGTTCCACGCGCGGAATCGTCTCGCTGTAAATATCGGCTTGGCTGGTCACGCCGAACGGCAACGTCGCTTGCTTCGCATCCGGTGCTTCGTATTCGTCTCGCTTCATCTCGTTGAGATTGATTCCTACCCACCGCATCACCAGCCCGGACATAGCGTAATTCCGACAATCGAACGGCTCATTCCGCTGGCTGAGTCGCTTCATCCAGATGTAGGTTCTGAATCCGTTCTTGGCCTTAACGATCCGGCGCTCGGCCGTCAGCCCCTTGAAATATTCTTCGTCGTAGCCAAGCGTCGGTTCGCCGTTCGGTAGCTTCGGGAAATGGCAATATCCCGGCCCGACTTTATTGACCATCAATCGAGTGACGA